TCCAAGCCTTCATTCTTTCGCGCCCATTTTCTTTTAACATTTTTTAACCCCCCTTTACGTAAGCCCCTTTTTTGCAGATTCAGGCATTGTGTGGCCCTATTCTTGAAACGAGACATCCGACGCCATTGACCGTGCGGCGCTGTAAAAACGGCGCGCGGCTGCGCTTCAGGGTGGTCCTTGAGCCGGTAAACGCGGTGCTTGAAGACGGCTCCGTTTCTGCGCGGCAGACGGGGCACTTGTCGTTACACGCGCACGACCAAGCGTCCATCCAGACTTCGCCGCAGCGGCTACATTCATAGTGGTTGGTGAACATCGGCTTCCCTCCGTTTCCTGTATGGGATTTACCTTATATCAAGGGTCTCAATTCTGTCAAGCGGAAGAGCGGCTCACTGATTTTCCCACAAATCGGGTTGCGAGCCGGAATAAACGGTAACCGGCAACATCACCTGCTCATAATCAAATTTCGTTTTGAAGGCCTGTTCTATTCGTATGTATTTCTCGCCAAATCGCAGAACTTCGGCGTTGTAAGTGTAGACCTTTTGCGGAACGTTGATGCGGCCATGCGCGAAGTCAATTCCGCGCTGCGTTGGCCTCCACATTCCGGAATGCTTGACGGTTGGGTCTTCCGATTCTCGGCGCACCACCAGCCCCCACCATCTGACGGTGGGCAACTGGTTCGTTCTGGTGAGCCATTTTGGCGCGGTGTTTGGGACGTCGGTCCATTTGCGTCCTCTCCCGACAAGCCAAATCAAGGCGCGAGCCATGCTTGAATTAAAGTGACGCGGGTAAATTTTGCCCCAGCGGTCACAACATGGACAGTCGCCGCCATCGCCATTTATGGCATAAAGCCAGTCCGCTTTTGCATCTTCGAGTGTTTTCATTTTGTCATCCCTTTCGGTGGGTGTCCGGCATAGTCCCATACTATGGGGTAGTATGTCAAAAGTTTTTTCTGCCGGATTGAGAAGGCCGGAGCGTTCCATTTTATTGGTTGCTGACGAGATGGGTTTCGTAGGTCTGAACTAAGTCGAGGGCCTCATCCCAGTCATAGGCTACGTGTCCTACGAGCGGGTCTTCTTCGTCGCTCCTGTCGGGCGGCGGCAGAACCCAAATTTGGCGATACCCGTCGACATTCTCGATTTCAACATTAACCCTTAGTTTTTTTGCAAGGCGTCGGGTTTTGCCTCGCGCAGAGGCGAAAGGGTCCTTGGGCCGTGTCACGTCGATATCGGGGAAAGGGGACCGCTCGATAGCTCGAACTGAGAATTAAAATTTGCCGGTTTCGTTCCCCCAGGAATCCCATCCCGGCCAGCGTTGGCGCGCGAACATTTCAAGGTAAGGACCCCCCACAAGCTGCTCGATTCGTTCGTAGGTTTCATCCGGCTTGCGTGAGTGCTCACGGCGCGGCGCTTCTATGATCTGCCTCACCCCGCCACTCAGTCTCTTTGGCTTCCCCCGAGTCGCCAGCAGGCAAAGCTCGGCTTGCTTGCGGCTCCAGTAGCCTAGCCCAATTGACGGCTTGACCCAGATGAAGGCAACCGTTTTGTAGGCGAACCCCCAGGTCTCGATGAGATTTAACGCTTCCGGCATGTGGGCATCCACAACCCACATGAACAGGGCCGCATCATCCGCTGCCGGGATCTCAAGTTTCTCCAATTCTTCAGCGGGCGTCGTCTTGTAGTGCCTGTCCGCAGACCTTCCCCGGCCCTTTGTAGACCATGTTTCAAATTTCCAGGGCGGGTCAACTAGAATGGCACCGTATGTCGGAAAGATTTTTTTTAGCAAACGCAGGGCGGCGGGAGAGGTGGAGATATTGTACGGCTCGGCCTTCACTCTAGCCCAGAGAGCTTTTGAACTCGGACAACTGTTTGCATCGGTTGCATATCCTGTTGCCCGACCACTCCGAAATAAAATTTGCGCCGCAAAACAGGCATTTTCTTTTGGCCTCGTTTGCATTTATTGACGCAGGTTTTGACGAATACGCTGGAGGGCGGCGCTTGCTTTTTGTGCTCGGCAGGCTCATTTCTACTCGCCCGCCTCGTCAGCAGCCCGCTCTTCCGGGCCATATAGCTCAAGATTTGAACCGTGGTCCGTTATCCCGCAGGCCTGACAATAATACACGGGAATCCAGTTCACCTCATAAAGTGCTTCGCGCTCTTCCCCACATTTTGTGCAGCGGCTTGCTTTGTCGTTCATGCCACGGGCTCTCTTGGTGGAAAACCGTTCGTCCCGATATTGCTCCGGACGCCAAAAACCGGCGTGTGGTGCCGTCGTTTTGTTCCGGGGGTGTGGGCGTCTGGTTTCGGGGGATCAACCCACGTTTTTATCGGGTAGTTTCGCTCGCGCCAGTAGCGGACGATGCACCGTTGGAGGTACTCCGCGAAGCTTCGCTCGTTCTGGACTGTCTCTTTTCCTCCACACAAATTCTTATTCACAAAGCTCTCCCTCATCGATTCCATCGATTACGCCAGATAAAATTATCAAGTCTGACTATCACACGTTCTGACCATTGCATGAAAAAACTATGCCAAAACCAATGGCAGTATCGCTTTTCCCCGGTCATTTTAGCTGAATTTTCTTGCCGCAGTCGCACCACATATCTCCCTCCACCATCGTGGCCCAACAGTCTGCGGAATTGACCTTTTGGTTACACCACTCGCAAAGTTTCTTGGAAAAAGGGGGGAGGCCCCCCTTGGGGGAGGCCCCCCCTAAGTTGTCGCGGCACTCTTTGCGGGATGCCGCGATCAGGGAGGTGTAAGAAGATAGGCGGGAGTGCATTGGAATGTCAATGGGTTGGATTATATTGGACGGCTTCGTCCTTCCAGGCCCAATGCTCATTGTTTTCCGCGATTATGGCGGATAGGTAGCCAATCCGGTTACCCTCAAAATCAAAAATTTGCGCGACGCCGGAGGGTTCGTCTTGGCCTAGCAGGGCCTGTCGCAGCGTGAAGTGGGCCATGTTTTGAGCTTGCTCTAAATTTGTAAAAGCCCAGCCCCCCTCCGCGTCGGGTAGGCCTCCAACAGAGAACCGGATTCGGAAGGGAATGTCATCCGGTGGAATCATCGTCGGCTTCCTCGGCACTTTCCTCGGCACTTTCCTCTTCCTCCGGGGGATCATCTCCCACAACCCAACCATAATCAGCTTGCCTAAGAAAGCTGCGAATTTCGGCAATCGGCCTGCTCCACGCGATAAAACTGACAATCGACCCAAACCCCACGGCGGATACCATGCTTGGCACCCCTATCAATTCATAATTTCCTCGTAAGTCACTGTAAACATAGAGAGAACCGCCGCTGTTCCCAAAAATTATAGGCGCGGATGCTTGGTAAAGAGCATAACCCTCTTTATCTTTTGCTGTCGTGTTACTGAGCAATCCTTCGGTTGGGTACGGTGGGTTTCCTAGTCCAGACCCTACAGCCCAGGATTTCTGGAAAACGTAAGGTCCATCAGCATCCTCGGGCCACAAAACAGCTACATTATCATAGACTTTTTCCTTATCCTCTACTCGAAGAAGCGCCAAATCTCTGTGTCTGTCCCATGCAACAATATGCGCGGTCCTCCCGCTTGTCCCAATGGCAGAGGAAAACTGATTGTAAGACCAAAATCGGATCTTCACGGGACGCCTGTGTTCCCGCTTGACCTCCTCCCCCCTTTTTGGGTCAAACTCGGAGAGAATTTGTATGGCGCTTTTTACGACGTGATGGTTGGTTAGGACCATGGTCCATGCTTCGTCGTCATCGCGCCATCCGGAATAAATAATGGTTCCTGATCCCTGGCCTCTCCCAACATCTACAAGGACACTCGGATAGAGCATCTGAGTAATCCGCTGGACGGGCGCGTCGGTTTTTTCCTCCGCTTGTACCGCCAGGGGCGCGAGGAGGAGCGCGGAGGCTATAAAAATCGCAAGAGTAAGGTTGTTAAACATCATCGGGCCTTTCTTCTGGGGCCTCCCCCGGCTCGTTCAGGGGGGGATCAATTAGTACGTTACTCTCATTATCGATTACCAACAAATGAATCTTCATAACCTTTTGGAGGTCGCTCAGTACACGAAACGAACTGGCATCTCTTCTTCGGCCTTTGTAGCTTACAAACTTGACATCAAAAAGGACAACACGTCCGGTTTTGCTGGTTGCTACCAGATCAAAAGGTGCCGCATGGGCAATGTTGCGGGATACGTAATAGCCCCTCTCAATAAGCCACTGTGCTGCGAAGACTTCTGCCCAAGCGCCTCTTTCATGCCTACTCAGAATTTGTGCTTCTGGCATACAGTGTACCCTTTGCGGTTGATTTTTTAAAGGATACGTTTAAGGGCATGGAAGGCAACCCTTTTTTAGACCTAAAAGCCATCAAAGATAGACATTCCATATATGATACTTCACGATGGTATATATGAATCCTATGAAAAATATCCCCATACCAATTTCATGTAGTCTTCTATTGGCACTGATCACCATAGGTAGCATGATA